GAGCAGGATTTGGAATCTTCCAAGTGACCACCACAGCACCAGGCATTGTAGCTTCTGCCATGTGAAGTGTAATGGTATCTTCTCTTGAAAGACCTGCCACACTCTCCACACTTGATTTTGCCGGACATCACATATCGGTTCTGGTATTTTGATGTGTCCTCACTGCAGTTTCCTTTTTCAAGTCCTCGCTGCCTAATTGCTTCCTTGGCCTTCTCAAAGGTATCTCTGTCGATGATTGCCTCATGGTGGTCTTCACAGTAGTACTGTTCTTCTTCGCCATAGTTCCTTTTTCTCTTGAAGGCTGCATCTGTGATGGTCTTCTGGAAAAGGGCATCTCCTATGTACTTTTCGTTTGTAAGAATGCCGTTAATCGTGCCACCAGTCCACTTGCCACCTTTCTTGGTAGGAACTCCTTTTTCATTCAGTTCCTTTGCAATGATGTGGGTACTCTTTCCGGCAAGGCAGCCTGCAAAAATCTCTTTTACAACTTCTGCCTGTTCAGGAACAATAACCATCTCACCATCAACATTGGCATAACCATAAGGTGGATAAGAAATCACATAAGTTCCGTTCTGGAATCTTTTCTTAATGCTCCACTTCTCATTCTCGGAAATGGAACGTGACTCGCTCTCTGCCATACTGGCCAAGATTGCAAGCATCAGTTCGCTCTCCATCGAGCCTGTGTGGATATTCTCTTTTTCAAAAATAATGTAAACATCGTAGTTCAGGAGTTTTCTTACAAGAGCCAGGCAGTCGGTAGTGTTTCTGCTGAATCTACTGATGGACTTTGTAATGACAAGATCGATAAGACCTTTCTCGCAGTCTTCAACAAGTCTTAACAAGCCATCTCGCTTTGCTGTCTTCGTACCGCTGATACCATCATCGTAGTAAATGCCTGCGTACTCCCATTCGCTATTCGCTTTGATGTAACTTTCATAGTGGTTCTTTTGCGTATCCAGGCTGAGTTCCTGTTCATTGCTGTCAGTAGATACTCGGCAGTATGCAGCGACTCTCAACTTCTTAAAAATCGAAAGGTCTACCTGGTCTATTTTCGTTACATTCTTCACATCAATCACCTCGCTTTCGCATGGACATATTCCCGTAGAAACGCATATATATCAAGTCAATTACTGATAAATCTCGCTTAAATATGGAGAGAAAATAAGTCGATTTTTCTCCGAGATTTTGTGTAATTCATCATCAGAAATAAGACCCTTTTCTGCCATCTTACGGACTATCTTTTCAGCAAGAATAAAATCAAATTCCTGCTGCAGTTCTTCCTGTGTGAACACCTTTGTGTCCGGCTTTGGTGCTACGGCACCTTCTTCTAACTTTGTAATCTGCATAAAAAAGCACCTCCTACCAGGTAGCCTTGGCAGGAGGTAAAAAAGGACGTTTTCCATTAATCTTTCTTATAAAACTGACATTCATAGCCATCGGCACGAAGAAGAAGTCCTTCTGCCCAGGGCGGTGTTCTTCCCATCTGCTCACATACGGCATCACGGGACATATCCTTTCTGCACTCAATGATGACCTCGTCATGCACATGAGCAACGATTCTGCAGCACCTTAATGTCTGCATGGCATACATCAGAACATCTCTTGCGATAGCCTGCGTAATGTTCTCACAGAACTTGGGACCGTAGCTTTCGAGCCTTTCCCACTTCTTTGTTCCACCTACACCTTCATAGGTAACGGACTCACCACCGAACTGATTCACACCCATCTTAGGCTTTACATACGCAAGCCTTCTGCCGGATGGAAGAACAATAAAAAGGAATCCACTCTCATACTCAAAACGGATACCATGGGTTTGTGTTGCAATTCTTTTCTTGACAGTTTCTTTTACACAGTTATCAATATCCCACCAAAGCATTGTGATCGCAGGATTAGAATTTCGCCAGGCATACACAAGTGGCTGCAACTCTTCTTCAGTAAGTCCCATTTCAATAGCACCCATAGCTTTCAATGCGCCGACCGAACCACCATAACCGAGTGCCAATTCAGCAATCTTACCTTTCTGTCTTAAGTGACCATTGATGCCGTGCTTTTCAACAGGCACTCCAAACATCTGTGATGCACTGCTGCAATAGATGTCCTTTCCTTCTTCAAACACCTTGATTCTCCATCTTTCGCCAGCAAGCCATGCTAGGACTCTCGCTTCAATAGCAGAAAAGTCTGCAACGATGAATTTGTTGTCACCCTGTGGCACAAAGGCTGTACGGATAAGCTGTGACAAGGTATCCGGGATATCATCATATAAAAGTTCAAGTGCATCAAAGTTACCACTTCTTACAAGACCTCTTGCTTCTGCAAGATCTGGCATATGATTTTGAGGAAGATTCTGGAGCTGCACCAGTCTTCCGGCAAACCTGCCAGTTCTGTTGGCTCCGTAAAACTGAAACATACCTCTTGCTCTGTTATCCATGCACACGGCATTTTCCATAGCCGTATACTTCTTCACACTGCTCTTGGCAAGCTGCTGACGAAGGGATAATACATCCACAAGATGTTCAGGAGCATCTTTCATCATCTCTGCCACCACCTTTTTACCAAGGCTGTCTGTTTCAAGTCCGTTCTCTGAAAGCCAGTTCTTCATCTGTTGTACAGAGTTCGGATTCTCAAGACTGGTAAGTTCCTGCATCTGCTTTGTAAGTGCAGCTTTGCTTTTCTCATCAAAGGCTATTGCATTCTCCACAAAAGTCATATCCACACCGATTCCTCGGTCATTGATTTCCTGGTCTAAATGATACTCATCCCAGATGGTTTCGCTGACAGGGAATCTTGAAAGTTTCTGCTGGATACCCATTTCCGTTTCAACATCTCGAAGATTGTATGCCTTAAACTGTGTCCACTTCTCCAAATCGTGGTATGGCATATTTCTTGTTCTGCCACCATTGACCTTTGTAGGAGAACATGGAACACAGAAGTATTTGATGAGATTCTTGCCCTCCGACAGTTTCTGCTTTTCAAGACCAAGAACGGCTCCCACTCCTTCCAGAGATAATGGCAGACCGAGAGTTGCAGCCCATACCATCGTGCAATGCCATGACACAGGATCAAGACAATATCCCCCGAGAGATACACCATTATCACGAAGATACCTGGACAGGCAGACTCTTTCAAACTGTGCATTGAAAGCCCACTTGGTGACTTCATCATCTGTAAGAGCATCAATAATATCGTCTGGTATCTTTTCTCCCATTGCCAGGTCTACAACCTTGACCTCACCGCCATCAACGGAATACCCGAAAAGCAGAATCTCAAAGTCATCACTTTCTGCATAGCGGTAGACCCCGGACTTCTGCAGACTTACACTTGAAAAGGTCTCAATATCTATACTGATTGATTTCACATTCTCACTTCCTTCCAAAGCAAAACAGACGGCAGAGCATATTCCTCCACCGCCTGCATACTTTTATTCTTCAGTTGTTTCTTCAGCAGATTTCTTCTTTGCCTTATGTTTCTTGATGGAATCCTTGACAATCCAGATACCATTCATGATGGTACTTACAATGCCGTAGATACCAGCACCCATAAAGATGTAGAAGATGATAATCACATCAATCTGCTTTGCTAATTCATATAATTCGTTCATATCGTTTACCTCGTATATTCGTAATAGTTGCAGACGGTGGTGTTTCACACCGCCTGCAGAAAGTTAAAAGGTCAGTTCAGATTAAGATAAGAAATCGTCATCTTCCTCTGTGCTGAAATCATCAGTTGCAGAGCTGCGACCACCAAGGGACTCTCCGTCTCTGATCTTCTGAATGTTACCAAGACCACAGGCAATACCCTTATTACCGTTGGAGTTGAATGCATAGAAATTAAGAGATACTCTTGCATAGCAACCACTGTACACTTCATCACGGTCAAGGATAGGCTTTACGGCCTTATCAACAATCTGTGGTGCTGTCTTACTGTTGGCATTGATGAACCAATGTCCGGCATAAGCCTCGTCCTCACGCTCTGTGTCACCATCACGAAGAGGAAGCTTGATTGCTGCCTTGTTAGGCTTCTTGCCACCGAACTTTGCGATGCCTTCCTCAATAGCTGCATCAATTGCATCATTGATAGCCTTTACTGTTTCCTTATCGTCCTTTGGAATAAGAACAGATACGCTGTATCTTTCAGGACCTCCATTGATAGATGTAGGTTCCCATCCGTGGAAATAAGAAAGTCTTGTGTTCTTGCCTGTGATAACTTTTGTTTTACTTACATTCGCCATAATCGTTAAGCCTCCATTTTAAATTCGTTTTTAGCGTCTGATATATTCATTGCCTCTCTCTTATCCGAGTTCGGTACAAGAGTCGGCTTTCCGGGTGGTTTGTAGATAAGGTCACCCAGTACCTTTTCAAATGTTGCTTTACCCATCAGTTTCTGCATCTCTGTAAGAGTGATAAGGCTCTGACGGTAAATGTCCTTATAACCTGCTTCCTTGGCTGCTTTGGCAACTGCATCTTCATCCGTGTACTTACGGACAGAGCGTCCTTCAACAACCTTGAATCCGTTCCACTGCTTGCCGTGGCTCACAGCTGATTCGGTAGCATAAGCCATAATCTCGTTTGCCCACTTTGTAAGATCGGGAATGACCGATAAGATTTCTTCGATTTCCTCATCTGTAAGAAGTGGAGGAAGTTTGAATTCTTCCTGTGCAAGTTTCAGCTTTTCTTCTGCTCTTGCTCTGCATCTGACTGCTGCCCTGCAGAATGTACACCACTCGCCGGGACAGCATTCGCCTTCGCCATTCATGGCCATTTCAGCCTTTGGCTTTAATACTTCTTCTGCCCAGGTCTTCAGTTCATCAACCGGGATTGTCCAGGTACTCACATTCTCCCTGCGTGGCTGGAAGATGGACATCGATACTTCCTTGATGTCATATAAGCTGTCATAGATTGCAAGGGCACCGAGTGCATAGCATTTCATCTGTGGATTGTCTGTTGCGTCTACCAGAACTCCCATGCCGTACTTGAAATCAATGATGTGAAGCTTATCGTCCGAAACTATCACGCAGTCAGCTGTTCCGTACCCATCCGGGACATATTCAGAGAAGTCTACGTGTTGCTCTATCAGCACCAATGGGTCCTTGCAGTTCTGCTTTGCAATGTCAAGCTGTTCTAAGACAAAGTCCACATATGCATCTGTGTGTTCCTGCATTTCATCACTGTCATAGGATGAAACAGGTCTTTTACTTCTTCTGCGGAGAGCCTTCTTTAGCTTGTGTTCGCATTGAGCGTGAGCAGCTGTTCCTTCTTCTGCTGCCTGGCTTGTCTTGTTTTCAAATTCTGATTCAAGACTTGCACTAGGTGTACAGTTAAGCCATCTGTGAGAACTTGAAGGAGAAAGGAATGCGTGTTTACTCATTTCCAAGCACCTCCGCCTCTTTGATGATTGCTTCATAGTTGCTAGGGTCGATATCGGATAACTTGCTGCCTCCGAACTTTGCAATCAGACCCTTAACTTCTGATGTGAGTCCGTTCTGGCTCTTCTCTGCAAGAACTCCTCTTACATCTTCAAGTGTGTAACCCTTGGCATTTTCCTTCTTAGGCTTTGCTGTCTTTTCAGGAATCTGTGCTACAGGCTGTGCTTCGATTACTTCCACAGATTTCATATCTGTAAGAACATCAGCTACTACCTGAAGACTGTCTGCCAGGTTACGAACACAAGTGATGACACCAACAACAGCGTCAAGTAATTCTGTTACTTTGTTCATGGTCTACCTCCTTCCGTTGTTCTTGTGATGGCCAGTTCCTCGATTGCATCACCAGGAACAAGAATCACGATCTTCTGCTTTCTGCCAAAGAGCATACGCAGGAATCGTTCTCTCAAGCTGATACTTTTACAAGAAACCATGCCGTTTCGTTGTGGCTTGTCTGAAACACTAATGTGAAGATTATGTTTCATCGCTGCACCTCCGTTTCCGAGAGATTTGTTTCTCTCTAACTTTTAGCCTTGGGAAGATGCTCTAAAGGACGTTTTTTGAAAAACTTTTTTATTTTCTTTTTCATCACTGTTTTGCTCTTCCTAACTGTTAGCCTTGAAAGAACTATCAAAAGGACGCTTTTTATAAAAAAAAATAAAGCCTGCCTACACTCCGAAGAATGCAAGCAGGCTCATAGCACTGTTTTTACTATTTCTTATTTTAAGAGTTCATTTACTCTCTTCTGCACCTTTGCATAGTCATATCCGGCTGATGTAAGCTTTGCCTTTCTGTCGGCACCATTGCCCCATAAACCTTTGATGACTTCCTTTGCAAGCTCGTCTACCGTTTTGGTACCCGAGGTCTTATTTGCAGATGCTACCGTCTTTCCCACAGTACAGTAGCTAGGATTTTCAAGCCAGATCCATCCAGCACCCGACTTAAGTCTGCCCCAGCCATTCTTAACTTCCATGATAGTAAAAGTACCGATACCAGTCTGTCCGTTTACTCTGCCATTCATAGAAGGCTCTGAACGATAGTTAAGGTTGTCGATGATGACTCTTACTGTAAAAGGTGTAGCAGGGAAAGTCTTAACAGAATCTGCTGGTGCAGGAGTTGAATCCTTCACATCAAACTGAGTAAGATTCCACTTTTCGATGATACTGCAGAGATTTGCAACATAGGTAGAACTTGTAGCATAGCCACCGTCCTTGATGATCTGTGCTGCCTTCTTGTAGTCCTTGCAGCCCTTAAGTCCATCATAGCGAAGTTTAGAACCGTTCTTTGCACCTAAAAGATAAGCAGAATGGTCTGCAATAGAGTCCTCGATGCAAGGGTACTTTCTGAAATCAGCTGTGATGGTTGTCATCTGTCCCTTTGTATATTCCTCCTGGGTCTTCTTTGTGTATTTGCTCTTGCCATCCCAGGTACTGCCACTCCAGGTATTGCCGGAAAGACTGGTCTTCATGCCAAAGCAGTTATTGGCATTCTGTGCAAGTTCGCTCTTACCATATCCACTCTCAAGAATGAACTGAGCCATTGACACAGATGCAAGAATGCCACTCTTCTTCTGATCAGCTGTAAACAAAGCATCCGCCTTCTTTACAGCATCAGCCTCACTAAGCTTTGCAAATACAGTAGCCTGAGTACCCTTAGAAGGTGTATCCGCAGAGCCAAGGTTGGCGGTAACCCTGGCAGCAACATCTCCGAGTCTTGCATAAAGCCAGTTTCCCGGACAGCTTTTATTGGCAAACCATCTGTGGACGGTAATTACCATCTCATCTGACTTCGGTGCATAATTTAAGGACTTGTCCTTATCAGCAAACCATAAGAGTTTCTTCTTTCCGTTTCTCTTACAGATATCTGTGCAAAGCTTGATAAGAGTTTCATATACGGTGTTATTCATCGTATAAGGCTCTGTGGTATCACTTGCACATTCGATAGTGATTGCTCTCTGGTCATTAGCATTTGAAGATGTACACCATGAACGGTTCTTCTCCTCAACATAAAGACCAACACGGCCATTCTTATCAATACCGTAGTTAGAAGATGCCTGTGTAGATGACTTATAGAACCAGTCACCCAAGCCTTCAGCCGTACACTGACCTACTACGCAGTGGGGAGAGATTCTGTCGATTGAATGTGTTCTCTGTCCTGAATGATTAGGACTTAATTTGGTATAAACCACCATTGAACTGTTTGTGTATCCCATTTTTTATTCCTCCTTATCTGATTTGTCATGTAACTGTTTAAGTACAACCTTTAATTTCTCCGGCACAGGAAGTCCAAGATGTGCTGCATTCTCAAGCAGAGATACTCCTTCATTGGATATATAGAAGAAGATAATTGCAGTACGAAGAACACTGCCTGTTCCGATTACCTGGACATCAAGGATATTTGCAATGCCCACGAGAATGAAAATCAGCACCTTTCTGCAGATGCCTTTGAATCCGACTTCGCTGGATAAGTTCTTGTCTGCAATGGCACACATCACACCAGAGATGTAATCCATGACCACAAACATCACGAGTGCAATAAGAAGTCCATCACAACCGCCAAGGAAATATCCAAGCCATCCGCCGACCATAGTGAATACAAACTGTATTCCGTTCCAGAATTCTTTCATTGATGAGTTCCTCCATTTCTTAAAGATAGGTATGAAAAAAGCACCTCCGTAGAGATGCTTGATTCCAGATTTATGCGATTCTTACGACTCGCAGATATGAAGATGTAATATTGATTGCGGCTCCCGTATCCTGGTAAGCCTGCAATTTGATTTTAAGTCCGTTTGATGATGTGGTACTTGCGATACCACTTGTGTGAGTATAAATTGTCTGACTGGTAGTACTTCCACCGAACAGAATCTGTGAGTTTGAAAGGGTACTGTAAGTACTGCCACCATCAGTTGAGGTCTGTATTCTGATACCTCTTCGTTTTGCTGTTCCAGTTGCGAAGTTCAGGTTAGCAGAAATTACATACACTCCTGCCGTTACGGTAACAAGCGAATTTGAATCGACCCATGAACCACTTGCACACGACTTTGCCGTTGTAGAATTTGAATCTGTAACCGTACCGATAGCAGTCGAATGGTTGCCAATCTTAAGACTGCCAGTTATCGTAGTATCCCCGTTGACTACATTAGTGTGTGCCGTAAGCGAATTACGATATAAGATCCACTCACCTAAAGTACCATCATATACTCCTCGATTAACTCCACCTGAGCCTACACCAAATGCAGCCTTACCCTGAACTGCACCATCCGAACCATACCTTGTCTGCCAGTATGCAATATCGGTATGTTCCGATTGAACTGCCTTAGTATGATTTGTAGTCATAGCTACTTCAAAGGTATTATCTTTTTCTGCAACCTTTCCGATTGCCAGACCTTTGCCACCAGCCTTGAAGTCCATCAACACAGCTGCCGTTGAGACGGTATCCAGGATAGTTACCGTAGTGAAAGCATCCTTTATCGTGTACTTAACATCATAGGAACTTTCTGTTGATATTGCTCCACCACCATAGGTAAATGCTGTGCCGGAACTAAAAGTCTTGCTTGCATTCGTCCACGATGACGCAGATGATTTCTTATAATAGGTTGCTGTAGTTACAGTATTCTTACTGCTGCACGAAGAATAGCTGAAGGATACAGTTCCTTTGATATAAGTTCCATCATCACTTACAGTTCCACCGCTCGTTGCTCTCTGTGACAGATGGCTTGAGCAGGTCGGATTGGAATAAGCAACAACAGAAATCGATACCGTCTTGGCATCAGATACTCTTCCTCTTGAATCCGTAACCTTTGCTGTAAAGGTAATCGTGCCGGATGTGGTAAGGAATCCTGTTGTAAAACTTGATGCCGTACTTGAAAATCCACCACCACTAATTTCATATGAAGAAATAGTTGAACCGTAAACACCTGCAGCACCATTAATCGTAAGTGTTGCTTTGGACTTTGACTGTACATAGATTGCCCATGCTGAAGGTACATCTCCATCAACTCTCGCAGCTGTCAGACTTGTAATCGTAGGTTTTACAGATGACGGAACTGTAAGAGTTAATGTGCAGGTCTTTGAACCTACCTTGGTTGAACCACTGTATGTATCACAGGTAATCGTACATGATCCCGATACTGCTTTCGGTATCTGATTTGCAAGCGTAAGTGCAGGAGTCCAGGATACCGATGTCGATGTGGTCTTGGTTGCGATTGTTCCCGTTGTACTTCCAAAGGCATAGGTCAATGTATGCGTGAATGAGGAAGATGCTCTGGTAATAGTAATCGTTGATGCAGACCCCATATTTGTATTTGTTGCTGATACTGTTGATGCTCGTGGAATTGTTGTAAGAGTTCCTGTACCACTTGCCGTAACGGATACAGCATAGGTATAAACACCAGCCTCACAGCTGTAACTGAAGGACTTTGTACCATCAGAGTTATGAGTAATGGTTGTACTTCCCGATGCAATGGTTGTTCCGTTATAAAGCTGAATACGAGAATCCGTTGATGTTGAATATACGGTTGTTCCATTAATGACCGCCTTAAAACCACCTGACATTACCCATCCACTTGCTGAACCAGAACCTTTCAAAGTCCACGCAACTGTCGATGTATTCTTATCAACGCTCTGGCTTGATATTGACCAGGACAGAGTAACCGAACGGCCTTCTTTTTCATTTGTTGTAATACTTCCACTTGAAGCCATATTCTTATCACTCCTTTACGATACCGGGTCTCTCCATTTGATAGAGAGATTTCCGTTTGCTCTTGGTATAAAATCAAACCATCCCCTGGATTCATTACCAAGGGACAGCTTGTTTCTGATTTCTGCGTTTGTGATAACCAGACTGTTGTTTGAGATATAGGCAATCTTCTGTCCGTTCTCCTTGAAAGCAAGTTCGACATTGGAAAGTTCTGCTGTAAAAGCATTACCGACTTTTCCAAGTTCGATAAGGGCACCCTTGAAACGGATATACTCTTCTAGCAACTCCTGGTTGGATGCCACATTGCCTTTTATCTCATTTGTAATTGCTGTGAAGTCCATACGAATCTCACTGCTGTTCTGTGTAATGCTTGTCTGGAAATCCTGCTGCAACATTTCGAGATCTGACTTTTCGATATAAGTATCCTTGACAGAACTCATTATTTCATTTGATGTTTTGGTAATCTCCGAGTAGCACTCATGCACCTGGATTTTCAATGTTTCCACATCACCCAAAGCATCTTCATAAGCCACAACACTCTGAAAGGTATTCTGGCATGATGTCAAAAGTGCCATTCTTCACACCTCCCATCAATTAGAAACATCGCACTGAAGGGTAAGCAGACTGTCAATATCAGCTGCTGAAAGATAGATGACCTTTCCAGTCTTTGTGAATGTCACTTCTTTTCCATCCTTGTCCTGTGCATACCAGGTATAAGTAAGGCTCTGCTTTTCAGTGGCATTTGCCCATGCAGTTCCGTTGTATTTCATCAAGGTAACCGTCTTTGCAGAATGGTCAATCTTATACCAGAAGTCACCACTCTTCGGTGTTGAAGGAGCCGTTTCACTGATGATGCCCTTAAGTTCATCAACCTCCTGCTGATTGGTTCTTACAATGACATAAGGCACAAGACCACCGAGATTGTTTTTGACGGTAAAGCCACCGATAGAAAGCATTTCAGAAACATAAGGGTCTGACTTGTCTTCTACAGTAATGACATCAACATAGGTCTTGCTTGAATAAGTCATGGTACATCTGTAGGACTGGATATTAACGATATCCGAACCTGAAACCTCAAGTGTGGATGCTGTTGCTCCACTGATGTTTGTCCATGTACCGTTTACATACTTTGCCCACTGATAGGTCGCACTTGTGATTGCTGTTGTTCCACTGTAGGCAGATGTAGCAAGGGTAAGCTTGCCGGACTGGTTCTGTACGATAGTTCCGTTTGGCGCATAGACTGAGAATACAACTGCAGAAGTTCCATTACTTCCTGCCTTTGACTTTGTCCAGGTAAATACCTTTGCTACGGTCTTTCCTGAAATCGTAAATGTAAGAGTAATGTTTCCAGTCAAGGTTGCCGCTGCTCCAAGATCAGAAGATGCTGCGACAGACAGTTCGATTAATCCAGCTGCCGTTGCTGTAGCAGCCGTATTCGTTTTAAGGGTAATTCCTGTAGGAAGTGTTCCCACTGCACAGGTTGTCGCAGTCTGCGTGATACCTACATACCCGGTAAACGGAATGCTGATAGTTGATGCAGCAGATGTCTTTCCTGCAGAGGTACACGCAATAGCCTGTGTTTCATTTCCAAGAACAACTGAAAGTCCACCACTTCCGGCAGAACCCGTTGCTCCCTTATCTCCCTTTGCACCATCATAAAGCTTGCTGATTGTGATGGTATCATAGACATCTGTATCCGAAGTGGTCACTCTGATCTGTGCCACATTATCGTTAAAGACGGCATGGGTAGGCTTTACAACAAGTGTTCCACCAGTAATACTCGTGTTATCCGAAGTGCTTGGATAATCTGCCCAGGAGCCGGAACTGTTCTTGTACTGCCATTTCCCAATCGTTACACCCTGAACCTGTGCTGTAAGAGTGGCCTGCGTTGCTCCTACCAAAGTGGAAGTCATATCATACTTAAATACATAGGTATCACTCGTTACATAGCAGAGTCTTGCATTGGCAGCATTCTTTACAAGGGTATAGGTAATATCAGAAGAAATGTTGATGGTGTTCTTGGTTTCCGAATCGTAGTAACTGATATAGCAGATGTATGTAATCATCCCGGAAGCAGATGCAGCAAGCTTGTTTGCATTGACAGTAAGTACACCCTTATTGACCGTTTCTCCCGTTGTAAGATTTGTTTCTGCCGATACACCGTCTTTTCTCTTCCAGGTAATCGTCACTCCAGATGCTGTAGGAGATACATTGGTCTGGTCAAGAAACAGAACCGGGGTAAGCACAAGATTTGTAGTTGCCCAGCTTGGTGCGTATTCATGTGGCAGAACATTAGGG